CATAAATATTCAAGTTGTCAGCTTAGATTTCCTAAAGGCGAAAAAGGTGAACGTGACTTGCCATTTGGCGGATTTATCAACGCAAGAATACAGATTTGATGAGTTTTAAGTCAGCAGCAAAACAACACGCATTAGAAGAAGCACCAAAAGAAGCCTGTGGGATTGTTGTAAATGATATTTATTATCCTTGTACTAATATTTCTGATACACCAGAAGACAATTTTGCAATACATCCAAAAGATTTTTTAAGAGCAAGGTCAAAAGGAAAACTACAATACATTGTTCATTCACATCCAACAGGCGAACCAGCAAGTCAACCTGATATAGATGCTTGCAAGGCAACTAAATTAAAATGGTATATTTATAGAAATACTACAGATGAATGGTTAACTATAAATCCTTGATTGGAAGGCAATGGAAGTATGGAATTTTTGACTGCTATTCTATCGTTAGAGATTATTACGAGTTGCTTGGAATAAATTTACCAGACTATGAAAGACCAAAAGATGTTGACACCTGTGAAAGTATTTTTTTAAAGGAATCAAATAAATTAAATTTTAAACAGGTAAATATAAATGAAAGAAAACCTGATGACGTTTTAGTGATGAAAA